CGTGCGCAAGAACGTAATTTCGCCTACAGAGTTGCCAGCGGCATCTTTGTAACCGAAAGGTGATTCTTTTGACTTGTACTCCGCTACGAATTCTTCATTTAATTTAAACGAAAACATATTTAGTTATACCTTCTTTAATAGGGAGTATTTGTGGTTTTATCAGTATACCCCAGGATTTAACCAGGGAGTATTACTCAGATGGACGAAATAGTGACTCAAGTAGATCTTTGCACATAGGACATAACGGATATTTATCCGGATTTCTGAATGGAACAAAGACCTTCCCGCATAAAGCTTCAACTGGAGTACCCATTACATAGCCTTCAGTGACTTTATCTTTGTGAGCGTAGTGAGTAAAAATTTGATCGCCGTTTTCATCATAGGCAATCACGGTTTCCTCGGCTACGACACTATCAAATATCGATGACATGTATTAGGTCCTTAACTTTGTTTAAGCTTATTTTTGCTAGGTATGAGGCCACATCTTTATGACCATAAGACACAATAACATCATTTTCAGAAATTACCAAACCAGCAGCAAATTCGATCCTTACGCCAGTAAATTTAAATCTATCAGATAACCCAATTAGTTTCCCCGATCTGTCATATCTAGCAAACCTATGGTAGTAATGCCTAAATGTTTTTGCTCTATATGCAAAAGACCGAGCTGAATAGACCATTTGCTTAAATGGGTCTACTTCATGAACTATAGCTATATATCCCCAATCTCCTAAATCCCATAAACAGCTACCACCACGTATATTGTTTCCAGCCTGAATACTAGGCTCTCTAAGAGATTTTTTACCTAAGTCATTAACATATATAGAAGTAGCACTATAAACAAAATCAAATAAAGGATTTTTTTCATATGTTGGCATCCAATTCTTTTCTACAGGTTGAAGATCATCGGTGTCATATATATTGAGTAATTTTGCTTTGACCCCATCTAATCTAAAAGTGCCAAGCCTTGGCACATCATTAGTCAGGTGTGGTTCTTTCATTACAGATAAGATCTCCCAAGCACCGTCGCGCCAATATAATCGACCATCTTCAGCACCACGCATAAATTTGCCATTTTCAGAAAAATCAAGCTCTCGCATAGTTTCTTCAATAATCTGCCAATTTTTATCTAAATTAGCCATCCACATTCGGTTAATCACTCTATTTCCAGCAGTGGCCACCGTATCTCCATTTTTAGGATCAAAGAAGTAGTTGCTAGACCTTAAAAGCACAACGTACCCTTCAGCAGGGGAATACGCAATAGAAGGGTTAAAAGCTGAAAATCTAGTGTCTTTTTCATCAGCAAATCTGCGAATACGCCAAATTTCTCCCCCAAGATCTGTAAACAAAGTGCTCATATGTCTATAGTACCAAAGTAGATTTCTCATAACTGGAGTAAAATTGACTAGACATACCCACTAACACTAAGGATTCATAATGAGCTGCTGCGGATCTTCTGATGTTTATAACATCACAATTACGCAAGGAGATACCCTTTCTCGAGTATTAACCTGGACTAACAATGCAAAAGTTCCCCACAATTTGACTGGGTATACAGCAAGAATGCAGGTTAGAGAGACCGTAACATCTCAAGATTTTTTGCTGGAGCTTACAACAGAAAACAGCAGAATAGCCCTCGGAGGAGCCCTTGGGACAATAACTTTATCTGTAGCTTCAAACATAACTGCTCAATTACTTCCAGGTCAGTACGTTTATGATTTAGAACTTGTATCTGGAGGCGGACAAAAAACAACTCTTGTTGGTGGAAACTTTAAAGTAAAGGCTCAGGTAACTAGATAATGTCCCCAGTATATGAAGATCTGCCAAATAAAATTTTTATTGACTCTTCAGATGTAAATAAAGTAACGATTGTTTCTGGCGGAGCTCAAGGTGCAACCGGCCCAACCGGGCCAGCTGGCCAAGGTGTTCCAGTAGGTGGAACTGCTGGACAATATTTAACAAAAATAGATTCAACTAATTACAACACTCAATGGACAAGCACTCCTACAGCTACAAGATGGTCTCCAACATTTGTAGCAACAGGTTTAACGTTTACTGGATCCGGTTCAACTTACCCAACTTATAATTCTTACTACGTAAAGTTTGGACAACTTGTTTCTTTTTGGATTCAAATCGATTTTACTACAGTAACCAACTTTGGTACTGGTCAGTTTAAAGTTGACATGCCATTTCCAGCACTAGCAACAGCATCAAATCACTTCTTTGGTTGGTTGTGGGCTAACCCAGCATTACCACCAGATGACCTAAACGGACATATTCAAATTGCAGCTGACCACATTGCTGGTTCATCAACGCTAGATTTTCACTGGCTAATGGCAACAACCTCTAATCCTAAGCCAATTATTGAAACAATTTTGTCTCAGGGTAATCCAACAACACTTACAACTGTTAGTAGACTTTACGTTAACGGAACATATATTTCAGCAAGCTAAGATACAGGTATAGATGTATAAAATAGTGACTATTACAGAAGACGGTGTAGAGATCTACGTCGTAATCAACAACATAAACAAAAGAGAAGTTGCTAGATATAATACATATCAAGAAGCAGTTTTGGATGTAACATCCAGATAAACACACTAAAAAGTGTGTACAATAAAGATGTGTAGAAATACATATCATTTCCAATTACAAAATTAAGGATTACAAATGTCAGAAAATGAAAACCAAATTGAAGTGCTTGGCAGCGTTATCAATATCACCCGCGATCAGCTAAACAGAGCTATGGCTCTAAACGCAGAACTAGAAGCAATTCTTACAGTAGAACGTAAGCAGAAGCAGGAACTAGAAGCTAAAGTTGCTGAACTAGAAGCACAACTATCAGGTAAATCTTCTAAAACAAAAGAGTAGTCATGTTTGAATTTGAAGTTAAAGATGGAGCAAGAACGCTCCAATTTAACGGCAAGCTACTTGGAGAATCTACATCTTTCAAACGTGGATCTACCAGATGGATTGAATTCAAACTTTACATGACAGAGAGCGGATCTTACGTATTATCTCGTACAGGTGTTTCTCTTGTTTACCATGGTGCTGCTTGTCAGCTAGTTAGAAACTATAATCTCCACGAACTTCCGTTTAATAAACTTGTCCCGGGCAGTATTCCCTGCGATCGGTGCTATCCTACGGAAGAAGCAGATCTAGTTTTTCCTGAAAAACATCGCCACTGGGCACAAGTCAGCGACAACCCGGCTGCTATACTTGAAGCACTGTATAAGTACGATGATCATGGATCTAAATATTTAACAGGAGTAGCCCAGCGTCTTTTGGAATCAGCTGGAAAGCAAGATTCCGGAATACAATCGGTATACAATTACGAGATAATTCCTTAGATATGGAGGCTGACATGGAAGACCAAAACAACGAAAGTCAGCCGCCCATCTTGTTTGATGAAAGTTCATTACCAACTGCTCTAGATGTAGCTGCAATTCAAGTACACGAAATCTATTTAGCATTTCAAAACTCTGGATTTACTAAAAAAGAAGCATTAGAGTTAGTTGGGTTTATTGTAGCCGCTTCTGGTATCATGGAACCCACCCAATATGATCCTCTAGATGATCTTGACAAAGAACCAAAATCTAGAGATAATTTTGATGATGACGATGATTTTGGAGAGCCCATTTTCTAATCATCTAAAACACACAACGACAAAAGGAATAATTTGAGTTTAGACAACGTAAAGCTGCATCTTGTAAAAGATGTGCAGACAGCTCAAGACTTTTTAACCTGGCTTGGTGAACGTCGCCCGTACAACGCTATTGCAATCGATACTGAAACCGGCGAGCTTCCAGGACGTCCACATAAAGATGCCTTATCACCTTGGCATGGAAAACTCCGCCTTGTACAAGTTGGAGATGGTGAGCAAGGTTGGTCTATTCCTTGGGATGAATGGTCCGGTGTTTTTTATGAAGGCATGGACAGATTCGACGGCCAAATTGTTTGTCACAACGTAGCCTTTGAAGCTAGATGGTTTGAAATTCAATCAAAATGGGGAATCCCATGGCACCGTACCCACGACACCATGATTATGGCTCAGATTATTGATCCACTAGGATCCGGTGCGCTTAAAAAACTTACACAGCAATATGTAGACAGAAAGGCAGCTGGCTTACAGGCCCACCTCGATCAGTCTTTAGTTGCAAATGGTTGGACCTGGGGAACCGTACCTACAAACTTTGAACCTTACTGGGCCTATGGTGCTTTAGATACTGTGCTTACCATGCGTTTGTTTGAGCTGTTCTGGGAAAAGTGTGGTCCAGGTGGAATTTACAGCATTCCTTATGAGCTAGAAATGGCTGCTAGAAAAGTTGTAACCCGTATGGAAATCAATGGCGCACGTGTAGATCTTGACTACTCACAAAAAAAGTTTGATGAACTAAACGAGTATGGCCAGTCTGTAAGAGACTGGGCTAAAGAAACCTACAACGGTTTGATGATTACAAGCAACATACAGCTAGTTCGTCAGTTTGAGTCAATGGGTTTCGAGATTACCGAAACAACAAATAGCGGACAAAAATCCGCTTCAAAAGAGCAGCTAATGCTAATTGTTCGTGACGGCGACCCGGGACAGCGTGCTTTGGCGGAAGCTGTATTGCAACAGCGTAAAGCCGACAAACTAGCTAACACATATTTTAAAAACTTCTTAGAAGGAAATATCAATGGCATCGTGCATCCATCTGTAAAAACTCTTGGAGCTAGAACTGGTCGTATGTCTATTACAGATCCGGCACTACAAACCCTTCCATCTGGCGATGCAACCGTACGTCGTGCATTTATTCCTAAAGATGAAGATCATGTAATTATTTCTTCTGACCTCGACCAAGTTGAATTCCGCCTAACTGCAAACTTTAGTGAAGACCAACAACTAATTGATCTTTTCAATGAAGCCGATCGTGTTGGCGGAGACGTATTTACATCAATCATGCAACAGGTGTACCAGGACAACACTCTACAAAAATCTGATCCAAGACGTAAACTTATTAAGGGTGTAGTCTATGGAAAACTTTATGGAGCTGGTGTATCCAAGATGGCACTTACTGCTGGAGTACCAGACCATCAAATGAAAGAAGTAGTCGACGCGTTTGACAGAAGCTACCCTGGAGTAAAAATGATGCAGATGCAAATTGAAGACTTAGGTATGCGCAGGCTTAGAGATGAAGGTACAGGTTACGTAAAGACCCGAACCGGGCGCCGCCTACCATGTGACGACGAGCGCGTTTACTCACTGACTAACTACTTAATTCAAGCAAGTGCTGCAGAGATCTTTAAGCAAAATCTGGTAAAACTAGATCAAGCAGATTTGACCGAGTATCTAATTGTTCCAGTACATGACGAAATTGTTTTGCAAGCCCCCCGGTCTGAAGCAACAGAAATTATGGAGACAGTTAGAGAGTGCATGACCACCCGTGATGGCTGGCAAGTCCCCCTTACAGCTGGAGTAGACGGACCGTTTAATAACTGGGGAGAAAAGTATGAGTAGATTAATTTTGGCAGTAGACCCTGGAAAAGCCAGTGGAGTTTGTCTTTTTAGCTGGGATGAAGGTGAAGAACCAAAAATGTTGTGGTCTGGAGAATACCAACAGCATGAGTACGCAGATCCAATTCGTAGAGCTTTTTTGTATGCTAGAGGCACAAACAACAGGCTAGAAGTAGTCTGCGAAAGATTTACAATAAACGCACAGACAGTTAAGAACTCACAGGCTCCGTATTCGCTAGAGCAAATCGGAATCTTAAAACAAATAATGATGGACTACGGAAGAGACCCATATGACATATATTTTCAATCGCCAGCCGACGCTAAGGCAATGTTTACCAATGACAAGATTCGAACACTCGAATACTGGCACCGAGGCGGAGAAGGACACGCCCTTGACGCAATCCGACACGCCCTCCTCAGACTAGTCAAAAGTGGCTGGAAACCTGTAAAATTGCTGCAAAGTTAAAGATACTAGCAAAAAATTTAAAAATAAAACTAAAAATCTGTGCTAGTATGTATACACAAAGACAAAAGGAATAAATATGCCAGTAAATGTTGAGCTGAACGACTCCGGCTCTCATATCGCAATCTATACAGATTGGCGATTCAAAGAACTATGTAAGAGCATTCCAGGAGCAACCTGGGATCCAAAAGACCAAGTATGGAAATTACCAGTATCCTGGACAGCCTGCTTAGCTCTTAGATCTACATTTAGAGAAGATCTAATCATTGGCCCACGTCTAACAGAGTGGGCAAACCAAGAACGAGCAAATAGGGTTGACCCGGCAAACGAACTTCGTGATTTAGAATTTTTGCCAGACGGTGAGGGAGATGAAGATCTATTCCCACATCAAAGAGCTGGTGTTAAATTTCTGTCCACCGCAAAGCGAGCACTACTTGCAGACGAACCAGGTCTTGGTAAGACGGCTCAGGCAATTCGCGCTTTAAAAGCATTACAAGATAAAGGTGAAGCAGTATTTCCAGCCCTAATTGTTTGCCCGAATACTCTTAAAAAGAACTGGATGCGTGAGTTTGCTAAGTGGTGGCCAGGAGTAAATGTGCAAGTTATTTCTGGAACAGCTACACAGCGTCGTAAACAATTTGAAGAGCAAGCAGATGTGTATGTAATTAACTGGGAGTCACTTCGTTCTCACTCGCGCTTATCTGGCTACGGATCAATTGCACTAGCTAGATGCAAAGAGTGTGGGGGGCACGATGAAAGAGTCACTGAAACTAGATGCGAAGTCCACTTGCGTGAACTAAACAATATTGATTTCAAAGCAGTAGTTGCAGATGAGATGCACAGATCAAAAGAACCAAAGTCTAAGCAGACTCGTGCACTTTGGGCTGCTACTGGAGATGCAGATATTCGTTTTGCTCTCACCGGAACTCCTATTGCAAATAACGTCATCGATCTGTGGCCAATTCTTCACTGGATTTCTCCAGATGAATGGCCAAGTAAGACTCGCTGGATTGACCGAATGGTTAACACAATGATTAATGCTTTTGGTGGAATGATGGTGCTTGGATTAAAAGCTCATATGGAGCAAGAGTTTCACGCTACTATCAATCCTCGTATGCGTAGAATGCTAAAAGCTAAAGTTTTGCCCTGGCTACCAGAAATGATGTTTGAACGCCGTGATGTAGAAATGTCTACAAAGCAAAAGAAAGCTTACGAGCAAATGCGTGACAACATGATTGCTGAGCTCGAGTTTGGTGACTCAGTAGTTGCACCAAGTGTTTTGACTCAGGCAGTTAGATTGCACCAATTTGCCAGCTCTTTTGCTGAATCTAGCGTTGATGAATCTACCGGAGAAACAGTTATTACTTTGTCAGAGCCATCCTGTAAGGTAGATGCTCTGATGGATGACATTAAAGAAGGTGACTTTGGCGAGGACTCAATTGCAGTATGTGCTGTATCGCGTCAGCTAATCGATCTATTAAGTGCAAGATTGACTAAAGAAGGCATTCCACATGGATTAATTACCGGAGCACAAACAGGTGAGCAACGCCAGCAAGCAATTGATGATTTCCAATCTGGTAAGACTAAATGGATTTTATTTACTGCCCAGGCTGGTGGAGTTGGTGTCACCTTGACAGCTGCAAGAAGACTTGTTATGCTACAAAGACCGTGGTCTCTTGTGGATCACAAACAAGCTTTGGATCGTATTCACAGAATCGGTTCAGAGATTCACGATTCTGTAATCATCATTGATTACGTAACCGAAGGAACTATCGAAGAACGAGTAATTCAAGTTCTAGAGACAAAAGCTGACAACTTTGAGCAAATTGTAAAAGATAAAGATAAGCTTCTACAGTTGCTAAAAGACGATAAGAAAGGTATTCTGTAACCATGACAGAAGACAACACCAACCAACCGTACCGTCTTTCTAATTCAGAAATTCAGGTATTTAAAGATTGCCGACGTAAGTGGTGGCTAAACTACTATCGCCGTCTACAGCCAAAACTATCTCAATACACCGGAGCACTTGCTCTAGGATCACGTATCCACGAAGCTTTGGATCAGTATTATTCACAAAATATTCCGCTACTAGATGCTCACTCTGCACTGGTTAAAAAAGATATGGATGCACTTGTAGCTGAGTTTAGAGACACTTCAGATTTAGAAGCAGAAGCAGAACTAGGTCGTATCATGCTCGAAGGATACCTAGAATGGGTAGAACTTGAAGGTATCGATGCTGAACTAGAAATGATTTCTACTGAAGAAATTATTGAGATGCCAATGTTTGATGGAGAAGTTATTCTTCAAGGAAAACTAGACATGCGTGTAAAGCGTAAGATCGATGGTGTTCGTATGTTCCGTGACTTCAAGACTGTTGGTGGATCATTTGCTGACTTTGCTAACCAGGCACAAATGAATGAACAGATTCTTACCTACATGCTTTTGGAACACGCCCAGAATAAAGAACCAGAAGAGCGTGCCGAAGGTGGTATCTTTACTATGCTAAAGAAAGTAAAGCGTACTGCTAATGCAAAACCACCGTTCTATGAGCAGATTGAAGTTCGTCACAATGTATTTACCATGCGTTCCTTTTGGCAACGTATTCATGGTACAGTTACAGATCTGATGAACACCAAGAAAGCTTTAGATGCCGGTGCAGATCCTAATTTTGTCGCTTATCCACGTCCTACCAAGGACTGCAAGTGGAAGTGCCAGTTCTACACTATCTGCCCTATGATTGATGACGGTTCATCAGCTGAAGCAGCTATTGCAGATATGTATGAGGTTTCCGACCCATACGGTTATTACAACACACAAGAAAAGAAAGGTAGTGAGTAAATTGTCAGATGTACAACGCTCTCTCACTCTTATGGTCTATGGCGAGTCTAAGGTTGGTAAATCAACCTTTGCAGTCACAGCACCATATCCTCGTCTAATGCTTGACGTCGAAGGTGGCCACCGCTTCCTCCCGATTACAGTCAAGTATTGGGATCCAATGCGGGAAGAACCTCCTGTTGCGGACGGAACCTGGGACACTGTCGTAGTGCCAGTACGCGATTACGACGTAGTTCTAAAAGCTTTCCAGTGGCTACAAGCTGGTAAGCACCAGTTCAAGTCCTTAATCATCGACTCGATTTCTGAGTTGCAGGTTAAGTGCATGGACAACATCGCTGGTACAGAGCAGATGAAAATGCAGCAGTGGGGCGAATTGCTTCGCCACATGGGTGCACTACTTCGTGATTTGCGTGACCTAACGATGCACCCTACTCAGCCTCTCGAGGCCGTAGTTCTAACAGCAATGGCTCGTTCAGATCAGAATGGACACATGAAGCCTTACTTGCAAGGTCAACTTGCAGTCCAGGCTCCATACTTCTATGATGTTCTTGGTGCTATTGCGTTGGAAAGCATTCCTAATCCTGATCCAACTCAGCCTGCATACAAAGCTCGTCGCATGTATGTCGAGCGTACTGAAAAGTACGATGCTGGCGAACGCGTTCAGGGTCGTCTTGGCTCAATCGTTGAGCAAGGAGATCTTGGTGTTGAGCGTATGCTTGACATCATCTTTGGCCCAAAAGCCACAACAAACAAATCAACTAACTAGTTAGAAAGGTATTCCTAATATGAGTACGACAAACTGGGCTGACATTGTAAAGCTTGCTGGAGAATCAGCAAGTGGAAACTATGAGCCACTACCAGACGGCGACTACGACCTAAAGGTTGTAGAAGCCACCGCCACTACTGCTTCAACTGGACGTAAGATGTTCAAGATTAAGGCAGAAGTTCAAAACGGTGCTTACGCTAAGCGCCTTGTTTGGGACAACCTTGTTGTTGTTCTTGACAACCCTAAGGCTCTTGGAGCTTTCTTTTCTAAGATGGCTGCTCTAGGTCTGCCACAGACATACTTCACTCCTGATCGCACCGACGCTCAAATTGAAGATGCTCTTCGTGGTGCACACTTCCGCGTAACTCTTGGAAGAAAGACTTACAACGGAAACGTTAGTAACGAGATCAAGAAGTACCACCGTATCGCTACTGCAAACGTAGACACCGTCTCAACAACTGCCGGTGCTGCTATTCCACAGGCTGCTCCGGCTCCTGCCCCCGCTCCAGCCCCGGCTCCTGCCCCTGGCGCACCGTTCTAAAAACTGATTTACGTTGGGGCATCACATTAATTTGTGATGCCCTACCGTATGTCTTTGGAGATTTATGAGCAAAATTTTATTAACAGGTATGTCTGCTTCACAGGCATCAGAGTCGGCAAATAATAGATCTCTTGCATTTGCTGGAGTTCTTAATAAAGTTTTAGTGGAACTTGGACATTCTGTTGATTGGATTGATCCAGACATTAATTTCAGTTTTGAGGAACTAAACAGCTATGACTCCATATTAGTAGGAATTTCTCCAATAACAAGTCTTGCAGCTAACAGAACATATGGAGCACTCCACATTATTGATTTAATGTGGGACTCTCCAAAATTAAAGTTTTTTATTGATGCACCACAAGTAAATCAAATTACATTTAGCATCAACTCAATAAAGTCTAATCAAGATTCTTTTACTAAATCATTTTTCTCTTACAGAAAAGACTATAAAAAAGTAGTATCTGACGAAGATCTAAAACTAAGACTTTTACAGTGCGTAGATAAACTAGCAAACGACACCTGGCCATCAGTCATATACCCATCATTACCATGGTCAGATTCTGCAAATATAAAAAAGCTATTACCAATCAACGTATCTAATCTTTTTGCAATCAACCTAGATTCTTTTCTATTTGAAGAAATTCCATTTAATGACCAGCGTCGAGATAAATGGGTTGTAGATACCTATAAAACAGACTGGGCAAAGTCAACAATTAAGACTTTAGTATTTCCAAACTTTTCCATGAAATGGAATAAAGGTGTCACTGATGATCAAGTTTTTGACCAAATCTCTAGATCATCTGGAGTCCTAATTACTCCATATAAAAAAGATGGCACATGGTGGTCATATAGATATGTTCAAGCCCTAAACGCCCTTACACCTATTGCAACAGAATGGAAAGAGTCTATTAAACTTGGACAAGAGTGGGCGATTTTGGCGGCTAACATTGAAGATATGTCCCAAGAAACAAGAAAATTACTGGCTATGGCTCAAAAAGATCTATACGTGGGAGCTGTACCGGAAAAAGAAAGAGCAAAATCAATCCTAGAATCGATGCTAGGACTAGTTAAAACTGAGGAGAATAATGAGTAAAGTAAATATTGACTGGGTAAAAGAACAATTTGTTGCAGTCAAACTAAAGAAAAAGGTTGGGCTGGCAGTCTTAGATCTGCTAGAAGCATGGGATCCAATTGAAATGCCAGAAGAAGACCTAAAAGAAGTTCTTAAAGTCTTCTCCAAAGTAGCTTTAGGACATGCTATTGCAGAAACGCCTAAAGAAGAGCTTTGGGTTCAAGCACAGCCAGGACAGCTTGTAGTTGGGGATATTGTTAGAGTTCGCCACGATGCGTTTACCGGACCACTTGGTGCTACCCAAAATGGCCGTCCAGGGGTTGTAGCTGCCATTAGATCTGGAGATATTATCTTCAACTCAACCGATGGGCAAAATCCAATGCTTGATGGGGTGCACTACAGACCTCAGCAGCTAGAAAAAAGGATTAAATAGTGTCCCCTTGGAGATCAAAACTTAATTTCAAAGTTCACGGAAAAGATCGAGAGGACCTAGAAAGACGCGCCGAGCAGGTAATTTTAGATTACCTAGGTGAGCATAGTTATGAAAACGTTAGAAATTTAGTTGACGTTGAGATGGAAGTACTAGTAGACTCAGAATCATCTGGGTTTAGTGCTCAGGTATACGTCAAAATTAAATAACTACACTACAGAAAGAACACTAATGCAAACATTTGTACCAATTACTAGCAGCTTTGAAGACATTGCCAAAGTGCTTGACAACAAGCGCCTTAACAAACAAGCCTTAGAAGGCTGGCAGATTCTTATGAATCTACTCGAGCTTGATCCAGAAGGTAATCATCGCATCTCCAAAGGCTGGTCTAACCACCCAGCTGTGCGCATGTGGCGTGGCCACGAAATGGCTTTGCACTACTACATTCAGTGTATGGTAGATGAGTGGAAGCGTCGTGGCTACAAGTCAACTATCGGCGACAAAGCTAAAGCAACCGTCTTACGAGCATTAGAAATTGGGGTAATTGATGAAGCAAACATGTTCAATCCTCAGTGGATGCGCTACCAACCACAATACAAAGAGATCGCAGCTAGCCATCGACTTGCTTTATTGAGCAAAGATTACGAGTGGTATTCACAGTTTGGTTGGCCAGAAGATCCTGGCTATAGACCAGAAACTTATGAATATATCTGGCCAGTAGCCTAAATACAAAAACATCCGTAACTTCTTACAAAGAAAATCTATAATTATTTGTAGGATGGTTACATTTTGATTGATAAAAGACCCGGCGAGTCACTTTGGTCTGAGTGGTTTGGTGAAGGCTACGAAGTTAGTAGACTCAAGCCCCTCATATTTTTTACTGAAGAGCACGTCGATTTATCCCATGACCTAATTAAAAGAGCTCTTGCATCATCTGTGCAAAGAGACGGATCAGTAGATTCGCTAAGTGAAGCATTTCATTTAGTGGAACGCGGGAAAATCACTCATTTATATGCCGGTGAAATTGATGGAGAAGTTTATTTAACAATCTGCGATGAAAACGGAGAAACTGAATACGGAGATACCGTAGATCAGATCATCCCAATTACCATCGTGGAGCTTTAATGTCATTAGATAACACAGACGACAGAGACTGGATGAACGAGTCATCTTGCGCTAAACCAGAGTACAGGCAAGAAATAGAAATATTCTTTTCATCAAAATACGAAGACAGACATAAAGCTAAAAACATTTGTTATTCATGTCCTGTAAGAAAAGACTGTCTAAAATGGGGCCTTGAAAATAAACAAATATGGGGTATTTGGGGCGGCAGAGACGAAGATGAAATGAGAAGAACTTTATCTGTGAACGTCGATGGAGCAGAAGTGCGTCGTAGCAGATTCCCGATCTGCCCATACTGCTCAGCAAATACAAAATATTTAAAAGCTTCAATTGTTGATAAACCAGGCGGTGGCCGTTGGACAACAATGAGAATAGTAGAGTGCCTTGAGTGTAATTTTAAATGGCGTAGTCGTACAAGTGCAAATGCAGTAAACGCATTTCACGCACTAGCTCAAGAAAAAGCTGCTAAAAAGAAAGCTAAAAAGACTAAGGCTTAACAGCTAAAACACTAATATGTTCACGTGGTTCATACTCTCCACCCAGAACCATTGTCAGTAGCCCAGGCTTTGATTCAAGACCAGCACGATCTCTAAACCATTCTGATCCAGGATCGGTAGTAGGACACTGCACCCAAAGTCTATGACCAACATCCATACACTTAAAGTTGTGGAAGTGTCCAGAGATCCATACATCTGCAAGCCCTAAAGCAGTTTGTCCAGCAGCTTGCCCAGACAGATACTTCATAACGTCCCTACCAGCTTGGTGGCCGTGAAATAGTCCAAGCATTGTGCCATTAATATCCACAGTTAAAGTTTGATGACCAGACGATGGGAATCTAAACTCTACGTGCTGTAGAGCCGGATTCTCTGCACAAGCATCTTGAACTGCTGAGGCAATCTCTACGTTCCAGCCGTCTGCCGGATCCGCAGCAACTTGACGAGTTACCTCATCATGGTTTCCATTAATTACTGGAACAATAACGCGTTCTGCTAGAGGAGCCAAAGTTTTAATTTGAGTCATCAATAAACGACGTGCAACACGCACCTGTTCGGTTAGACCTAGGTCAGATGCTGCTTGACCTTGCAAACGCCCATTCTGACTTGTTAGACCTTCAACATGGTCTCCAGGAAGTGCAAGAACAACTGTCCCTAGATTGAGACCCATTTTTCTTAAGCTAAGCAGCCTATCAACTGAATACTCAGTTAGTTGTAAAATTCTATCAATTGACTGCTGAGTCCCTTGCCCATTTGCTTTCTTACCAATCTGCTGATCGCTAGGAGAAACAAGATACGCACCATTTCCAGTGCCGGCTTTTAGCCCACGCTCTGGACGCCACTTCTTAATTTCATCAATTAATGCTTCAGCATCTAGGTGGTCAGCAACAACAAGACCAGAAGGAACAACATTTACTCGAACAGACTCCAACCATTCACCGCTGTAAGTCTGCCATCTAGATCTACGAAGAGATGTGACAGTCCAAGAGTTCGGGTCTAGATCAAATTCTTTAAGTACATCAGCTGTATCTGGAATCTCTCCAGCCGGACGCGGCTTAGATACAACAAAACCACCTTTAGAATCATCAAGATCTAAACGTGGTCGCCAATCTTCTGGTGTGTTCAAAGCTTTTACATCAGATCCTGTTTGACCAGGCTCTGCTAATTTTTTTAAGTTTTCTGAAAGTGCCATTATTCTCCCGATGTTCGGCTACAACTACATGAATTACGTCGATGTCTATCAACTGCGCTATCTGATAGATCAAAACCTTCTTCTCTCAAAGCATTAGCCAACACAACGTTTGTTAAACGGCTTGGGTTGCCTTCAGGAACACTAAGTAAAGATAAGAAAGTTTCTCTGTCTTCTTTAGTTAGAGAGTCGCTATCAAGAATAATCATAAGTTTACACTTACGGGATTGAGGGCTATTAGTAGCTGAATTTAGTCGATCTGACAATGACACTGGTTAATCCCTTCGATACGTACTTTTGTCATTTTTAATGGTATCAAACCTACCCTAAACATTAGGTATAAGGTTACGGATGTATTAAGAAGTAGTTTTTCTTCTTCTTTTAGCTGGTAGCTCTACAACAGGGGATGAACTAGCAGCATTGGCCAGGATCAAATTTTTAATGAGCTCTACTTCTGCCGAAGTCTTTACAGCGTGTTTTTCAATTACGTTCACACGATCTGCTAGAGATGTCCCACCATTTTCCCAAAGCTGGTGCTCAACTCGCTCCAACCTTTCAGCAAGTGTTCTACCATTACTGTCTAATCCAATTGCCGAGTCTATGCGCTTTGATATTTTGTATACAGAAAGAACTCCCCCAAATATTACACCAATTCCGCTAAAAATAGCTGCAACAGTTATAATAAGCTCTTGAGTCATAAATTTTCCTAAATAGAATAACGTGGATATTCATCTCGTATAATTGTAGCCTACCCCCACAACCAGTGATTTTAAAGCACTAGTCTCTCTGGCGGAGTGTCGTAATTAGACACAAGTCGGTTTTGGGTGTATCTTGTATTTTATCGACATAGACATAGATAAGGAAGGTAATGAACGACAGAACTCATTCCGAAAAATTAGCAGCCGGTGCCCAGTGGTATTCATCAAACGGCTGGAGACTTTTACCCTGTTACGGTATTAATTCAGGCGGAAGATGTACATGTGGCGGTTCCCACGCCGAGCCAAAAGATGCTGGAAAGCATCCAGCCATTGGTGAGTGGAATATTCAAGCATCAACAGATCCAAGAACGATTGAAAAATGGTGGCCTGGTAATTCTGAAAACAACATCGGTGTTTATTGTCAGGGATCGGGTTTTATCGTTCTAGATATTGATCCCAGATCTGGTGGAGTTGCATCATTTGAGACTTTAGAAGAGCAGTTAGATTATTGCTTACCGCCAACCGTTGAAGCTTTTACCGGAGTGTATACATACAACGGCAATACTGCTAGAGGTCGTCATCTTTATTACAAAGTGTCTGAAGGTGAACAGTTCCAAGGAAATCTAAAAGCTTTAGAACTTCCAGGAATCGACATCAAGCACAACGGCTACGTAATGGTTGCCCCATCACGCCATGCTTCCGGCGTTGAGTACGAGTGGAAGCCAGGCCACGCTCCATGGGAAATGGAAATGGCAGAAGCTCCTGAAGAACTTTTACAAGTTATTCGTAAAAAATCACGTCGCGGTGTAAGTTCACACGGTGCCGGCGACTGGGATTGGATGAATGATCTTGAATACAAAGGCGAACGTGTTGATATTCAAAAGATGCTTGAAAATGGAATTGATGAAGGTTCTCGTGCTGTAGACATCTATAAATTGACTTGTGCAATTTCAAATAAGTACGGAGTAGATACTCCTGAAAAACGTTTGATGATTGAAACAACGATGATGCGGTTTAATCACGAAAAAGTACGTCCACCTCTAGAACTTGAAGGTGCTGGAGGATTGCTTATGCACGTTCGTAGAGCAATGGACTTTGTTGCTGAAAATCCAATTACTGAAAAAATTTGGCCAGGACTTACTGAGTGGGCAAGTAGACCGGTTGACGGAACTGGATCAGCATCAACAAGCTCCACGCCGAGTTCATCAACTCCACCACAAGACCCAAGAATGCAAAGTGGTATTGGTGCTGCTATTTCTGCAGCTGCTCATTCAGGCGTTTCAGTATCTCAAGCATTTAGTGCAAACAACGTCGATGTACCAAACAACCCTGATGCCTTATCGGAGAACGAGGGTGGAGATCCTGAGCGTAGATCTTTATCTGATATCGGTAACGGACGTCGACTAGTGGATTCTTTTGGTAACGTAATGCGCTATACCCCTGGTCTTGGATGGTTTATCTGGGATGGCCAGTACTGGAAGCCAGATGCTGAAGATTTGGCAACACAGGAACTTGCAAAACACTTACCTACAATCGTTGCAGCTGAGACCGCTAAATATACAGACGATGATAAAAAGCGTGAAGTAGTCAAGTGGGCATATCAAGCAAGAGCAAACTCTAGAATGCGTGCAGCAATTGAAAGCGCTAAATCAGACCCTCGTATTGTCAATGAAGTTGAAGAGTGGGATAACCACAATCATCTTTTCGGCGTTCTTAATGGAGTAATTAATCTAAAAACAGGTGAACTTATTAAAGGACAGCCAGATCTGCATATTACAAAACGAGCACCTGTTGCGTACACTCCTGGAATGCGTAACGTCCGTTGGGAAGAATTTATTAATCACGCCACGGGTGGAGATAAAGAACTACAAGAGTGGATTCAACGAGCTGTTGGCTATACTCTTACCGGTCTTAGCAACCAAGATGTTTTATTCCTTGTTTACGGACCATCCGGTTCTGGTAAGAACACGTTTGTTGAAACTATTGTAAGAGCCATGGGCACAGATCAATATGCTGGTACATTACCATCAGACCAGCTGGCTATTGGCAATGGTTCTCAGAACAACAGCTCAAACCAATACTATTTAGCCGAACTCCGTGGTAAGAGAATGATCTGGGTAGACGAGCTTCCAGAATCAGAACGTCTAAACGAAAACCAGGTAAAGAGCATGACTGGGTCATCTACAATCCAAGGACGTTCTCCTGGTGAAAAGCCATTTACATTCCGTGCCCAAGGTAAGCTGTGGATCACAACTAACCACAGACCTATCATTAACGATGATGCTATGTGGAGACGTCTACGTCCAATTCCATGGGTACATAAACCAGAAATGGCAGACCCAGATCTAAAAGCTTATTTAGAAGATCCAGAAGGCGGTCTACCGGCTGTACTTGCTTGGGCAGTCGAAGGAGCAATTAAGTATCTTGGTTCAAGTGCTCGTGATCCACTTGGATGGTGTGCTGCAGTATCAGAAGCCGCTGAGATGTATCGTAAGAACGAAGATCGCATTGGCATGTTCTTAGAAGAAGAGACAGTTGAAGATGCGGACCGTGAAACTCAACTAGCAGGAGTTTATGCAGTCTACAGAATGTGGAGTGAAGAACGCGGAGAACGTCCACTTAGCAATATTGGATTTACTCGTAAGTTAAACGACCGTGGTCTAGAAATTGTCGGGCAAGGAAAAGCAGCAGTTATTAAGGGTAGGTTTATTCCGCCAAGAGCTGTTCCAAATACCGACGTCGACTGGGGTAGAGCGACCAGCATTGCAAGGAATTTCTAGTTTAGATACTAGAATAAAAACGTGATCTCGGGGAGAGACACAAAAAGAGCCGGGTCTTTTAGATCCGGCTTCTTTTTATCTATCCACGATATTTTTGACCGTGGTGGCGTACCACTTCCCACCATTTTGGGTGGGGATATTGTCCTTATTGAGACCTAAAGCTATCTCCCTGTAAGACTTGCCAAGCTTTCTTTCCGCTTTGATTCGATCTTTAATCTCGTCTGAAGTTTTATTTTTAGGCCCCATATCGACGCCCCACTTGATTCCACGGGCTCGTCTATCCTTGTGAACGTCCTTTTGACGTTCTGCAATAATTCCACGTTCCATCTCTGCTAGGGCGGACATAATTGTGACCACAAACCGGCCTTGATAGCTAGCTGTGTCCAGATTTAGATCTAGCATGACTAGACGCCATTTGTTGGCATTTGCCCTGTCTATAATGCTCAAAAAGTCCTTCGTAGAGCGGGCTAAACGGTCGATACGCGTCACAAAAAGGGCTGAAGCATCCCCAGTGTCTAATCGCTTTAAAGCGGCTGTAAGAGCCGGACGGCCCGTAATTGACTTACCTGAGCGACCCTCTTCTCGAATTAGCTCATAATCAGTAAATCCAGCCACTTCAGCAGCATTTATAAGCTGTCTTTCCTGGACGTCGAGAGAAACACCGTCATTTACTTGAAGCTGGGTCGATACACGGGCGTATAAAAGAGCTTTACCTGGATCTGTCAAATCTATTCACCAGTCTCTAAGAGCCATTTTAGAACCGTAGGATTTTCCCTCATGACCATAAGCATTGCATTTTCATAGATTCCTATAAAATGATGCTCCCAGGTCTCATAGTCATCAGATTTTTTAGGTCTGGTTGGCCCCTCCAACGACATTCTACAAGCATGGAGGATCTCATGCAGTAAAGTAACCTGTTTTTTGCTTTTAGGAGCATTTTTATCAATTACTATAAGATTTTGATTCTCTAAAGTATATCCATAGCTCCCTTCATTCAACATTCCATCTTCTAACGAAGGTTTTTCAACGATCTTGAATATGTGAAGGCCAACCTTCACTTGCTTTGGCATCATCTCTATTTAACCTAACCACTTGTATAATAATGTATCAGTTTTGTACACCATTTTTTGCCGATTTCTCCCGTATAAACTTAACTTTAAGTTTATACAACAACTTTACCACATAGGGAATCTGGCTAAGTGAGATAATTAGATCACAAGATCGACGACCGTAAGGCCAGCGTGGAATATAGCAAATACGAAGATCCATACCAATGCAAGGTATGTAAGCAAGTGTTTGTCGTCCGAAAATTAGCCGAGTGTTGTGAACTAAAACACCAAGGAATAGTGTTTGTGCGGGATCCTAGACAAGAACCACGACCAAAAAAGCCTAAAAATTAACTTTCTAAGCTGTCTAACTCATTTTGAGCAGCTTCAATAGCAGCTTCAATAACCGTAATTGCTGCGTCAGCTCTAGTCACAGCGTCTTCATCTCCTGAAAGCTCAGCAGTTTTTTTGTTTAATTCATGCTGATAACCTTCTAGATTTAAAGATTCGATTCTATTAGTTAGTAACTGAATTTTTACGTCATCTGGTACATTAAACGGCATAATATTCTCCTTAAGATTTACCATTTGCCTAGAGGACATTTAGCACCCTCAAGCTTAGTTTTAAATTGCATAAAGCAACCACATTTTTTACATTGATCAGTCAATTGTATCAACTCCGGGCAAGCCTTACAAATATCCATTCTCCCCTGGGCATGGCTTTCATCAATCTTACGAGCTTTAGGATTTAAGAGATCTAACGGTGTCACACCATTTTTTTCTTTGTATTGCTCCCATCGGGACTTTTTAGGCTCAGTGTTCACGGTGAAAAGGCTCCAATTTAGACATGTCGGTATCTATAATTACAAACTCGTTATTAACAAATAAAGCATTTGGAGACACAACGTATAGTCCATAAGGATATTCTAAAAGATTTAAAACTAGAGGCTCGCTAAGAAGAATACTTCCAAAATACTCTGAAGTTTGAAACTCTTCTAAAACTTCACCGTCTTTTAAAAATTTAACGGTGATTCCATCATGGCCCGGGTAGTCTTCCGAGATGTCAACTATTTGGTCGTATCCTGTAAAAATAGCAGCGTGCTCTACGGATAGCGGTAGGTCGTACAAGCATCGAGTATCTATTACCCAAACTAATGGAACGCCTCTAACTCCACCAGCACTTGTAAATTGAATTGAATCATCTGTAAGCATATTTATATCCTAGCAGTCGTAAGTCCAAGTAAATGGGCCTTGGGCGTCTACTGGAGAACAAGTTGCTCCCAAACCAAAATCTGCAGCTGCGCAGATCCCAGTAGAAGTGCAACAAGCAAGAGACACTTGAGCACTTGTACAGTATTTACCGGAAGTCGGGGCACCAGCCGATTTATATGATCCTATAAGTCCTTGCACGCAACCAGCCATTATGTTAATCCGTTTCCGCTAATAATCCATGAAGTGGATGTGATCTTTACTGCAGTAGCCATACCAAATGGAGCAAGAGTACGAGATCCTGTAGTTCCAGTACCTGCTAAATACATGGTATCAGAAGTAATAGCAATAGTCATAGTTGCACCCGAGCCAGCAATAAACGTAAGTGTTGTGCCGATAGGCAGTGCAAGGTTTGTGTTTGAGTTGATTGTCACTGTGCGAGTAGCAGAAGCGTAAATATGCTTACCTGCATCTGCGGCTACAATAGTGTAAGAGCCAGTTGTTGTTGAATTTTGTGGAAGACCCATAAAACCTGCACCAGCTGCGGCGGTTGAGGTTGTACCATCTAGTGGGTTTGGGTCTGTTCCATCCGCATTTACGATGGTTCGTGCTGAACTAGAAGTTCCACGATATTTTAGAGCACCAGATTCAACAAATAGAACACCGCCACCGCTAGGGTTGGAAGACGGAACAGTTCCAGCATTAGCTATACCAATAACACCGGATCCTCCACCGGTTCCTGCAGTTCCAGCAACTCTAAGGTTTCCCATAGTAGTTAGAGTTGAAGATGTTAAGAAAGATCCGTCTGCAGTTATATAAGCTCTAACGGTACCATCTGATATTTGCCATTGTTGAATATCGGTAACCTGGCTTGCTGCAGCGCGAACAATTAAGCCTACCGTTGCGGCAGATCGAGAAACAGACGAGGCTTGGGCATAAACTCTAACTGTTCCAGCAACAGTTTGAGATCCAGTAGTGGTGTTTGCATAAGTAAAGCTTGTAGTTGTTGGGGTAGAAGCAACAGAAAAAGTACCGTTATATCCAGTTGGAGTAATTCCAGCAACTGTTACAATGTCACCAACAGCCAAGTTGTGGTTGTTTGTGGTAGTTATGGTTGCTGTA